TTGTATAGACGAGCAACGTCAAGTAATTGGTCAACTTGAACTTCACCAAAGTCTGGTTGGAATTGTAATTCCAGACCATTCATTGTGTATCCAACGTTTGTCCAATATGCTGCGTCACCTGTGCCTGCACTTAGTGTTTCTTTGAAAGAAGTTCCATTTGCGAATGCTGGTAAACCATTTGCACTTGCAGATGAAAACTTATATGCGGAAGCACTTGAGTAGTAGTCTAGGGAATCATCAGCAATAAATAATGCTGCTGCACCTACGATAATTTGCTTAGAATTACCACGTGTATATGCCATATTGTCTTACCTCCTCTATGTTTATAAATAGTGGGGGCGTATCCTCAATACTAATTATAACTACCGTTTATATGGTAATCTGCCTTGATTATGATGTCTCCAGAGAACACATTTCTTTGATCGTCCATATTTGTCGCATCTGACATGTATGCTGTCTGATAGGCATTAACACAATGAAAGGACAATCTTCTAGAAGGGTCATTGTTTGCCAATGGATACTTTTCTGCATACCAAAGATTAATTTCCTCTGCTGCTGCATCTTCTCTATCTATAATTTCTACAAATCTATTTCTTAATAATATAGTTCTTCCTATATCATTTGTACTAATCTTTACTCTTGCTTGTATTGATTTAATAGGATAGAAATATTTCATACCCCCCGACCTTGCTTTAATAAAGTCGTCATAAACTATAGAAACCATTTCTGGGTTAGTTCTTGGATCTAGATGTGTTAGACCTACTGCTCCAGCCTGATATAAACTTGATGGATATATTGGTGTGTATCTTTGTCCGTTGTCGTCCACTATATTATTGAAGTGTTCGAACTCTGGCATAAGTAAAAGTTTTTCGTATGCAAAGTTAATGATATTTAAAGTAGGATGTTCTACTGATGTTATAAAAGCAACACTTGCTGAATTAAGAGTCAAGTTGATCATCTCCAGGTAATCTGCTTATCCATTGTGCTGCTGCATTTTTACCAGCAGATCTAGCATTTCCACTCTTCACAGCAGACTTTAGATTTCTAGAATATTCTGCTGGCTTTGATAAGTGCTTATAAAACTTAATTGAATCTAAGTATACTTGACTAAAGTATGATTCATAGAACTCATTAAAGGCTCTTACAAATGATCCTCTTACTGCTTCTCCACCAGGATTGGCAATAGTAATAGGTCCTTTTCTAAAGAATTCTTCTCCGTCTATTTCAAAGAATAATGCATTGGCATCTTTTTCGTTTACCACTACTGTTTCTCCATTTTCCATAACTTCTGCCTTGTTATAGAATGGCTCGGTTCCATTAGTTGGTATGGTATTTGAGTCTAAAAATTCTGCACCAATAGTTGCACCAGAACTTGATATTGATAGGTTAAGTTCGTATAATCTTTGTACTGGGTTTCCAACCTCTCCCCATTCATATACATGATGAAGTATGGTTGGGTGCATTCTGGCAAGTGCATCTAGATAATCGTAAAATGCGTTTATTCCTGTAATAGCAAGTTTGTTTGTTATCTTTTGTTTGCTTTCCTTAGTTTCATTGATAAATCCATCAGAATATTGAACAAGGTTATTTATAGTTTTTGTTAATTTCTTTGCATCAAACTTTACTGTAATCATTAGTAGATGACCTCATTTTGCTTTGTTGATCTGGCGATATAGCCTCTCCAAAAGGATAGCATGTGGTCTCCATCGTATGAAGGAACAAATGTCTTTATTTCATATTGACTTGGTATATTTCCTTTTTCTTTAAATACTAGTTTTCCAGAAGGATCTTTAACATTTGTTATTAGTATTTCTGTAATTGGGAATATTGTTCCATTCTTCTTTTCTTGGATATCTTCTCCAACTCTAAATAATAAATCTTGATTGTAGTTAAAATTAGATGAATTACTCTTTATTTCAGATGTTAATGATCTATCTGCCATAGTTGATATTACTGAGCATTTAACTGTTCTATCATATACCCACGATTTTTGGACTACGCCTAGGGCATCTTGTTTATTTTCAGCATAATAAATTTCTGCTGTCATTGGATAAAATATACTTTTTAAACTAGAATTAGGAAGCATTACAACACTCCAGGTCTAATCGGCTTCTGATATCTCTCCAAGATTCTATCTACTGTCAGGTTACCTGTACTGTTCTTTGCATATCCCTTAGAAAATTGAATCTTAAAATCATCGTTGTCAAATGATTCAATGTACTTATTAACATATTTTAAATTGTCTTGTGCTATATCTTGAACCAGTAATTCAGAAGCATCTTGGATGTCTTGTGGAATTACAATATATCCAAAGTCTGCATCCACTAGGTATTCATATCCATCATAGAATTCTACATCTAGGTATCTATCTCTCCATACCTTCGCATAGTTTACTCTGTTTGTTTCTGGAATGTCTAATACAATAGCATTTAGTTGTCTATGTATTTTGAAGTCTGAATCATTAGATAGAGACTCTGAGTCATACATTAGTTCTCCGTTTTCATAAATCTTGTATAGTTTAAAAATCTTTTCGTCCATTATTAGTTGATCAGAGTTGTCTCCGATAAATTCTTTTTGCTTTCTCATAAAAGAGAATCCGCCAGTATGTGCATCTATGATATATCTTGATAGTCTTTCATATTCTGTAGCCTGTGCTGTTGTAATTTTAAGTGCTGCTGCGAGAGATGTGATTGAAGAGTATGGTCTTACGATATCTATGTTTGTAATGTTTACAACATTGCCAGCCTGATTTTTAACTGATGCTGCTAATGATCCTGTGTAAGTTATGTAGTGACTTGGTATTGCAAATGATGCTACTCCAGATCCATTTGCTGTTGCTGATGCAGAGTATGCATTTCCAGTTATTAAATCATCATATTCGATAGTATATGGTGCACTTGCAGTTAAACCTGAAAAAGATGCGGACAAACTAGTTGTGTTATTCAATCTTAAAAGTTCCATGTGCACCTCTTTTTAATTATATCATTTATAAAAAATAAGAGGGGAACATTTCTGCTCCCCTCTCTAATTGCGTAAAGCAAATTATGCTGTACGTGCGATTGCATCAGATTCTTCGATTGCAACTCCGAAACGTAAGAATACTGTATATTCTACAGTGTCTTTCTTAGGTTGGAATTCACGATGAACTGTGATATCACGTTGGAATCCCCAGATACGGTTTTCTGGGAATGTCAATACAACACGGTTTGCTGGCATCAAAGGAACTTCCAAAAGTGGAAGACCAAGAACACGGTAAGCAATTGGAGCACCAAGTACTTGTGGTTCTTGACCACCAACAACTCTTTCAACGATTCTTTCGCTGTTTAAGTTGCCTGATGAGCCTAGTCCGTTGATGATTGCTGATACTGTTTCTGTATCTGCGTAGAACTTCATTGCAGCACGTGATGCACGATATTTACGTGGCATTGCTAATACCAATGCTTGTAAATCTTCTACATCTGTACCGAATGTTGCTGTGTTTGTTGAAGCATTTTCTTTTGCAACGAAGCCTTCCATGATGTTCAAGAAAGCATTGGAACCTGTTCCAGTTCCGTTGATTGCAAGATCTTCAAGATCGTTTGCGAATGCACGAGTCATTACACGAACTAAATGATCTTCTAATCCTGCACCTTCCAAGTTATCTTCTAGTGCTTCTGTTGATACTTCCCAGTCAAGGCGAATTTTCTTTGTTGAAAGTTCTACCTTTGTGAAAGTAACACCTGCGTTTGTGTAAGTTGCATCTGCTTGAGCAGCGGCACGGATTACACGTTCTCCAACATTTAGTTTTTCAAGTTCTGCTGCATTGGTACGCATTGTTACTCTGCGACCATCACGAGCCAAAACTTGTTGTTCGAAAATGTATTCGATAAATTGACGAGACTGTTCTGGTGAAAGGATACCACCATCATTTGTAGTGGAACCATAAACACCTAGATCACCTGCTGCTGGAGCGGATACTGCACCCACGCCACCAGACACGATTGATCCTGTTGAAGCAGCCTTTTCTAAAATTTCATCTGCCATAATTATTTCACCTCCCAGTGAACTTAGCGATATAGGTCAGCGGATTTGAGGAAACGCCCGCCCCACATGCTTTTTGTTGTTATTTTTTCTTCTTGAACGATCCCGCCGAGATCGCCAGACTTGCGGACTGCTGTGTCGTCTTCTAGTGAGTCAACACGCTTTCCAAACTCTTCTACATTGCCTTTTACTGCTGTTAGTTCCTCTTTAGCGGAAGCAATGTCTTTTTTCAATGATGCCACTGTTTCATTTAGTGACTTTACTGTTGCCACCAATTCTCCAAGTGCTGAAGCAACTGTATTTTGAACCTCATCAATAGATTCTTGTACTGTACCTACAGCCTTTGCCAAATCAGCAGGTGCTTCTTCGGCAGGAGTGGCGGCATCTTCTGCTGGAGCATCTTCCACTTTTTCTTCAGCAGGTGCTGCTTCTTCAGCAGGTGCTGCTTCTTCTGCAGGTGCTGCTTCTTCAGCAGGTGCTGCTTCTTCTGCAGGTGCTGCTTCTTCAGCAGGTGCTGCTTCAGGTGTGGATTCGTCTTCAGATTTTACAATGTTTTCTTCTGCTGCTACAACTTCTTCAGTTGCTGCAACTTCAACATTTTCATTTGCCATATTATTCCCCTCCTTAATAGGATTGTCAGCCTTGGTTAATTGTTCACCAAGTCTAATTTTCTGCGATGCTAATAAACCTTTAATCACAGAATTCTTTTCGTTATCATTTGATTCAACGAAGCCAATATTGCTCATGCCTTTATCGCAAGATGGACATGAAGAGGATTCGTCTTGAGAAAGTCTAATGAGTGAATCAGATTCACACCAGTAAACATTTTCAAGGTCTACCTTACTAATGATA